GGGAACCATGCACTTGGACCAGGGACAGTTATCGATCATAGTGCCAATCTCCTTACCGAGTTGAGTAGCAGTTGCCTGCGACTCTCCCAGTTTGAGAGAAACACCAGTGATCAGCTTCATGTTTAAGTAACCATGACGCCTAACTTTCCCGTTGTCCACAGAGAACACCTGTGAGTTAATCATACAAGCAAGGGGCGAAATGTAGTTCTTGCCATCAGAGATCTTGAAACCTGCATCTTTCGAACATGAAAGGAAGGTATCATAAAAATCTCTTGGGGCACGGAACAGCATATCGTCGCCGTTGACGATCACCTCATTCCAGAGTCTTCGAATCAACTTCTCGTTGCCTCGGAAGTAGCGGCGCAGAGCAAGCCGGTAGACCGCAAGATTGATGACACAAAGCAGGGGGAAGGACAGGGGATGGCCCATTAGCTGGCCATCCACTCTCGTGGCAGTGAAAGGCTCTTGAACGCCCTCCACTCCAGGATAACTGAGGGTTCCTGAGGCGACCAAAGAGTCGTACCCAAGTTCCCAATCGCAGTAATCCACTCCTCCCTTCATATATGCCGTCATTCTTCCTGGATGATTCAAGAGCCAATTGTGACGCAACTTCTCATCAAAGAGAGGTCGCTCATAAAGTGGATCAAACTCCCCGACAATAGGGAGCCCTTTGAATGCCTCCATGGTAGCGTCTGCCTTGAGCAAGTCTGTTGCTGCTTCATAGTCAACAGAGAACCAGACATAGTCACTCGGTGTGTTGTCCCACAATTTCTGAACGCGTGGCGTGAGATCTTGATGGCGCATAGATGACGATGGATGGTCCTTCCAACACTTCAACATCTGCCCCTGGAGGGGCTGGATGGCTGTGTAGAGATAACCGTCACCTAACGACAGAATACGAAACTTGCCAGGTTCTGCAAGAGCCACGACCTGAACGTCGCGGTTTACAGTCTGTGAACCCTGGACTGCCTGCGCAAGAGTATCATTCCGCCAACTGCACAGATCATGGTGCAATTGACGAAGACCACCCAACTTTGTGGTACCCGTTGGTGTGAAAGCCTTGAACAAACTTGTCGCGCCCCCTTTTGAACGGGGCGCTTGCAAGCAGGCTGACACTGATGGAGTAAGTTTCTCACCACCCTTGATAAGCTTCGATCGGTCAAAGACCTCGAAAGCTGTCTCGCGGATGGCTATCCTCAGATCAGAGGAAACTTCTCCATGTGATTGAGACAATCGGTCGCGATGTTTCTCGAAAGCTTTTGCAAGCTTAAGAGGACCCAGCGATGGCCACATCTTTCTAGATCCCTTTTGCAAGGAATAGAGGAATTTGTAGTCATGCCGAGCCACCGCAAACTTAATGGCACGTCTCAACCAACCAACAAAAAGTGGAGGGAGCCTCTTGACAACTTCTGGTTGATTCGACTTCAGAAGACCCAAACCAACCTGATCATCAAAGCACTCGCAAAGATAATAATCTTGCCAGTACTTGATGTAGGTCTGTTCGGAATTTTCCGCATCGATCGCAGAAAGTATCGACTCTGCCGTCTTTCTAAAGGACTGGATACACCGCCCCATTTCCTTGGGCGTGAACCATTGCTCCTGAAGAGATCGCCTTGCCACAACAATTGTGACGAGTGACTCGAGAAGACGAGTTCCGGATTTCAAATTAACATCCGGACCAGTGAGCCCTTTTATGGCTTCACTGGTAATGAACGATATGACATGCGAAGCGGACCGCTCAGATCTGTTCAGATTGACATCGGGTTCAACGGTTTCATTCTCAACCTGCGCAAGCAGTTGGAAATAATTCCGGAACTGGATTGGATCGAACGGTCGTGGTCTAGAGACGTGATCATCTCCCTTCACATTACACATATCAGCTGCCTTTCCTGAACAGCCAATAGGCCTGTGACGGACAGCCGCGCTTGAACCTGAGCGCGCAGCTGATGGGGTCGCTCCAACATTGGAGACAGGGACCCCGGAAACGGGATGAGTATTGGAAATATTCGTCATCG